GTGCCTTATCTTTATACTACAGATCATGAGTCAGTATTAAAATGGCAAAACCAAGTAATGATTGCAGTAAGTGAATATATTAATATTCTTATTGAGAGAAATAATAATAAAGCTACAACGCTTACAGTTACCGAAAAAGTTAAACTAAACTGGTTAAGCAATCTACACCGTACGTTAGCTCTTATCGACGAAACGTGGGATAAGTGTGAGTATATTTGTCAACGCGAAGGTAAGACGGTTAAGTTAACCCCTTTTAAAGTTGATACCTTATCAAAGTATATCTTTGATCATGCTGATAATGTATTATTAATGTCAGCTACTATTGTTGATCATAAAAATTATGCAAAGAGTTTAGGTATAACTGAATACAAGTTTATTGAAGTTGATAGTACGTTTGATGCTAAAAAAGCTCCTATCTACGTTTCGACTGGTAGTAAACTTAATCACGCTAATATGGAGAAAATGCTACCAAAGCTAGTAGATCAAATTGAAAGCATTTGTGAGAGTCATAAAAACGATAAAGGTATGATTCATACCCATACTATGCAAATTACTCAATATTTGCAAAAAAAATTAAAGTCAAGTAGGTTTTTATTCAGAGACAGCGAATCTAAAAATGAAGCTATTCTAGACAGTCATTTTAAATCTAAAGCTGCTACAGTTATAGTTAGTCCTTCTATGACTCATGGGGTAGACTTAAAAGATGATCTTGCTCGTTTTCAGATAATCGTTAAAGCAGGTTATTTACCATTAGGAGATTTAAGAGTAAAACGTTTGTTTGATGAAGATAAAATATGGTATACTAACAAGATGCTTGGTAATTTAGTACAAGCGTGCGGCCGTGGTGTTAGAAATAAAGACGATCATTGCGTTACCTATATTCTAGACGGAGCTATATACGAAGCTATTATTAACAATAAAGGTAAATTACCTAAGTACTTCTTAGATAGGTTTGTTTAAATATTAGTATGGTACCGTATAAGGTATATGTTAAACGCCGGGTTCAAGAAGAAGGGGTAAAAGACTTTTTAAAGAGAGCTGCGTTTGCCGGGGGTTTAGCTTTAGGAGCCCATGCAGCAACCCCTCAACAGCAAACTCAAACACCTATTGTTAATATAGCGTCTAATATTAATAAAAACGAAATGTTTAACATGCTTAAAAAGCATGAAGGTTACAAACCGCAAATGTATAAAGATACAGAAGGTAACTGGACTATAGGTGTTGGTCACTTAGTTACAGCTAATGAAATTACAAAGTTTAAAAATAAAAAATTATCTGATGCTGAAATAAGAAACTTATTTGACTCTGACTTGAACACTGCTATTACAAACGCAAAGAAATTTGTACCCAATTTTAATACTTTACCTTTACAAGTCCAACATGCTATTGTTAATATGACATTTAACCTGGGTATTAATAGGTTAATGAAATTTAAAGATCTTAGACAATCCTTAGCGTCTAGAGACTTTAATAAAGCATCAAAAGATATGCTTAATAGTAAATGGGCTTCTCAAGTAAAAGGTAGAGCTGTAGAGCTATCTAACATGGTTAGGTTAGTTGCTAAAAAACCTGTTAGCGTTTCTTCCGGCGAGTAAGTCTTTTTGGTAGTTTAGGTAAAGGCATTACAAATTGTTTATTATGTATATTACCTTTAGTTGACTGGTCGTTGAATACAGTATTCACAGCACCTTGAGCAGAGTCTCTATTTTTGGTGCTACTTGTAAATCTACTATCGTAAGGGGCTGTTCTACCTTCGGTTACTTTTTGGCTTTTGCTTTTTTTTTACCACCCATCTCGTCTTTACCAAGACGTCCAGCAATAACATCGCCACGTGTTACTTTATTATAAGGCTTAGCGTTGTTAGCTAAATTACCATCGTTTTTCTTTTTCTTTGCTTCTGTTAAAATTTGATTAACAAGTTTATTGAATTCCATATTATTATTTATATAATGACTGTATGATTAAAAGTAAAAAGACGGATAGTAAACCTATTTCGAAAGAAACGGACAAGAAAATAGAAGCCAGTAATAGCTTTGTAAACGGTTTAACATCTTTTACTTATAATAAATCAGATGAAGACGTTGAAAGCTTCATTAACACCTATATACTTCTAAAACATGATTGATATAGAACACACTTTCAAGCCAGTAGATGTAACGTCTTTTACCGATAACCCGATTCGTCCGGTTTTATTTCTAGGGTTCGTTATGAAAAACGAATATGATAATCTTAGAATTAAACTTAACGAAAAATATAATCCTAAAAAGTTTATTACCTTTATTACTGATAGTAAAGGAGTACCAACAAGTATGATACCTTTCTACGGTATTACTCTAACTCCAAACGATAATATCAGGAAGTTAATGCAAACTCTAAAGAGTCAAGAAAAACAAGGGTTGATGAATCTTGTTGTTTACGAAAATTTAATCTCTCAATTTAACCTACAATGCAAGGAGACGTATGGTTATTTTCAGCAAGGTGTTTATCCTATCGATTTTACTAACTTGAAATCGATATGCGACGACACTTTTAACTCTGATAAAAAAATATTCCAACACCTACTGAATATAGATGAGAAAGCTTTTGATTTTCAAAGATTCGCATCATTGAAATTGTTTATCTTGACAGTATAATAACCTAGGTTAGTTACTAAATATAAATCTATCTATGAAGGTCCTTAAACGAAACGGAAAAAAGGAAGAGTATAACGTTGATAAAATACATAAAATTGTCGGCTGGGCAGTTGAGGGGGTAAATAATGTAAACGTTAGCGACATCGAAATTAATGCAAATTTGCAGATGAAAGATGGTATTACAACCACCGAGATTCATAATGTATTGATTGACTCTGCTGTTAATTTGATCTCTCTAAAGAGACCAAACTATCAATACGTTGCATCTCGTTTACTATCTTATCAACTAAGAAAAGATATTTGGGGTGGTAAGAACCCTCCTAAACTTCTCGACTTTATCGAAAAGAATATCGATATCACCGAAGTATACGATTCAAAGATTGTAGAACTTTATAATAAGACTGAGATAAATAAACTCGGCGAATACATCAACCATGACAGAGATTACAATTTTACCTATTCTGGTCTACGTCAACTCTGCGACAAGTATTTGATTCAGCATAGAATTACTGGCGAGATTTATGAAACGCCTCAGTTTGCTTTCATGGTTATTGCTATGGTTGCCTTTGGAGCATATCCAAAAGAAACGAGAATTGAATATGTTCAAAGAGCATATGATTATTTCTCTAACTTTAAAATTAACCTACCAACACCTTTAATGGCTGGGGTAAGAAGTAAGACTCGTCAATATGCTTCTTGCTGCTTAATTGATGTTGATGATACTCTTCCTTCTATCTTCGCATCTGCAACTGCTGCAGGTTATGCAACTGGTTCAAGATATGGTATCGGTCTTAACTTCGGTCGAATGCGTCCAATTAACTCTGATATTAGACATGGTGAAGTAGTTCATACCGGCGTTATTCCTTTTCTTAAGCTAATGGAGTCTACTGTTAAGTCTTGCCATCAAAACGGTATTAGAGGGGGTTCAGCTACAGTAAACTTTCCATTCTGGCATTACGAAATTCAAGATGTAATGGTTCTAAAAAATAACTCCGGTACTGACGATAACCGAGTACGTAAGTTAGACTATTGCATTCAGTTTAGTAAATTATTTTATGAACGGTTTATCAAAAATGAGAATATTACTTTATTCTCTGCTAAGGAAGCTACGGGCTTATACGAGGCTTTTGGTCATGAAAACTTCGATGAATTGTACGAAAAGTACGAAAAAGATAAGTCGATAAAGACTAAGAAGTCTATACCTGCTCGATCTTTAATGTCTTTATTTGTAAAAGAGAGAGTTGAAACTGGTCGTATTTACTTCATGAATATCGACCATTGCAATCAAAGAGGTCCGTGGCTCGATTCAGTTAAGATGACTAATCTTTGCGTTGAAGTATTACACCCGACTAAACCTCTACAGCATATTGACGATCCTGATGCAGAAATCGGCATCTGCATTCTATCTGCTATTAATGTATTTGAAATTAAATCAGATGCAGAAATGGAAAAGGTTTGTGATATTACCGTTCGCATGCTTGATGAGTTAATCGATTATCAAAGCTACTTTGTTAAAGCTGCTGAAAACTTTACCGTTAATCGTAGAAGCTTAGGTATTGGCATTACTAACTTTGCTGCTTATATGGCAAAGAAAGGTGTGAAGTATACTGAAAAAGAAGCACCTAATTTAGCAGATGAACTTATGGAGAAGATTCAATACTTTTTACTAAAGTCATCCTCTACTCTTGCAAAAGAAAAAGGACCATGCGCTAAGTTCGACCGTACCAAGTACTCTCAAGGTTGGTTACCGATCGACTCTTATAAGAAAGAAGTTGATGAGTTTGTAACTCGCAAACCTGCTATGGACTGGGAAGGATTGAGAGCTGTTATTAGACAAAACGGTCTTCGTCATAGCACTCTATCTGCTATTATGCCTTGTGAAAGTAGTTCAGTTATTCAGAACTCTACTAACGGTATTGAACCAATTAGAAGCTATATGACTTATAAAAAGAGTAAGTCTCGTACCTTACCGGTAATCGTACCAAATGCTACTCATTATAAAAACTCTTATACTCTTGCTTACGAAATGGAAGATAATGTAGGTATGATTAAAATTATCGCTGCAATGCAAAAATGGGTTGATATGAGTATCAGTGCTAACATGTACTATAATTACGCTCACTACGAAGGCGGTGCATTACCTGACTCAAAAGTAATAAAAGAAATTCTACTTGCTTATAAATTAGGTTGGCGTACTGGTTACTACAATAATACCGATGACGGTGATAAACAGAGTCTAGGTGAGGAACAACCAGATAATGCAACAGAAGATAACTGCGCAAGTGGCGCATGTGCAATTTAATTTACCATGAAAACAGTTTTAAATACCAACAATATCGATACGACTAAATCACCAATGTTTCTTGGACCTGAATTAGCTTTACAACGCTATGATAGGTTTAAGTATCCAAAGTTTTTTGAGCTTTGGAGAAAGCAAGAAGAATATCATTGGTTACCAGAAGAAGTATCTTTAGCTAAAGACCGTAACGATTACGAAAATTTAACTTCAACAGAGTTGCATATCTTTAATAGTAACCTTAAATGGCAAACTATGACAGATAGCTTACTAAGTCGTAGTATCTTTAATATGAGTAATTACGTTTCTAACCCAGAGTTAGAGATTTGTATGAATACTTGGAAACGTTTTGAATGTGTTCATAGCTATTCATACACTTATATCTTACAAAACGTAGTAAAAGATGCTAGTAAATTTTTCGATTCTATCTTAGAAGACGAAGAGATTGTTCGTAGAGCTAAAAAGGCAGCCAAGTCTTATGATATTCTATTAGGTAATGATGATAGTAAATCGCAGAAACAGAAAATATATGAAGCAGTTTTAGCAACGCAAATTACTGAAGGTCTATCATTTTACGTTAGTTTTGCCTGCAGTTTCTTCTTCGGATACAAAGGAAAAATGGAAGGTAATGCAAAGATCGTGGGATTAATTGCACGGGATGAAAACTTACATGTCGCTATCACCAATAACATATTGAGGTATTGGAGAGATAACGAAGATGAAGGGTTTCAAAAGATAGTGAAAGATAACAAGCAAAAGACTATTGATATGTATGCTCAAGCTGTAC